TAAGTCAGCAATCTTGAGGACTCTTCATTACGCTTTCTAAGATTATCCAACAGCTCATTCGCAATCTCAACAGATTCAAATCCACCGTTATTTATTTTGTCAAATTGCGCTTTAGTATCCTCAAGAACTTTTTCAGCTTCGATCAGTTGTTCTTTTAACTTTTTCTCAGTCTCATAATCTGATTCACCTACTTGGACTATGGCTTCTCTCAATCTTTTGAGCTGTGATCTATATGTTACTTCATCACGCAATAAAGCCTCTAACTTTTTAGCTGAACCTAGTATTTTATTTTCCGGATCATCAATAGCACCCAATATTCCCCACCGACCAGCGGCTCCTTCTAAATCCTTTCTACCTTTCTCTATCTTGTAAAACTCTTCTCTTACGGAAGCAAGTCTTTCAACTGCTTTTTCCATTTTCTTGTCTAAAGTTAAGCGTAATGATGTATTATAAAAATTTTCCAAAGCCTTATTTGCTTCCTGCATTTCTCTACGCAATTCAGCTACAATTTGGCCCTGTTCTCCTGTATACTTATTCATTTCCGCCATCCATGAACGCATCCGATTCCCACGCTTCAAGGATTCCTCTGAAACAATTTCACCCCCAGGTAATTGCATCATTTTAAGTGACTTCAGAAGGTTTTTCACTTCAACATCACTCATACGTGCCTCTTCACCAATTCTCCAAATAGCCATAGCGGCTGTAGCAAGTAAAGCAAGAGGAATAGCCATCTGCAATGCTGTAAGTCCGCCTATAAACGCCATAAGAGTTTTTCCAGCTACTGCCTCGGCTATCTTAATGGCGATAAACATATTCGCCAAACGAGTTAATACAGAAACCATACCCATTAACGGGCCAGCAGAAGCCAATAAAACTGAAATAACTTCGGTGAGTACCCTAAACGCACCGGAAGCATCATTCAAATGATCAGATAAACCTCTCAATGTTTCAATACCATAACGAATAGCTGGTTGAAAATCCTTTGACCATGTTTTGGATAATTCCTCAACACTGGTACGTAATTGTTTTAATTGGAAAGCTGTCGTTTCCTGTTGAATCTGAAATGCTCTGAAACTAGCCAAAGAACGTTCTACAGGATCAGCAATTTTTGCCAAATCCCCAGCAAAATCTCTTCCCTCATTCCTTGTCAATGACAAAGCGGCCTTCAAATCAAATAATCTGAAACCCAAATTTGTCATAGCTTCGGCATTACCTCCTGTGGCATCAGCCAAAACACTCATTGTTTTAGCAAGACCTAATGATTGAATAGCCGCCGCAGAAGTATTGTACCCATACCGCTTAAACATAGCGTTCAATTCATCTGTACCCATAAGAAGACGAAGAATAACACGATTAAGTGCGGTAGCAGATTCCCTCGTTGAGATTCCACCACGGGTCATTGTAGCAAAAGCGGCTGACATTTCATCAAATTGGATGTTTGCCGCTGATGCTGTTGCCATAACCTTACCTAAGGATTCTGCCAACTCACTATAATTGGTAACACCAAGTTCCACGGTTCTGAACAATATATCATTCACGTCAGCGGCTTCCATAGCTGACATACCGAAAGCATTCAAAGCACCAGTCAAAACTCTAGCCGCAGATGACATATCCGTAACACCTGCTACAGAAGCTATCATAGTTTGATTAAGAACCTCTAAACCTTGTCCCCCCTTAAAACTGGCGGAATTGATCCAATAAAGTGCTCTAGCGGCCTCAGAAGCAGTTGTACCAAATCCCACAGCTATATCTTCAAGATGGTTTCCCATTCGAGCCAATGATGCACTGGACAACTGCGCAATCGTATTGACGCTGGCCATTTCCTTTTCAAATTCAATCAGCTTATAAGTACCATAACCAACAGCGGCAACAAATGGTGCTGTAAAAGCTAAAGTAAGGTCACGGGAAATATACTTGGCACTTTGAGAAATGTAATAAAGTTCTGAGCTAAGTGTACGAAGACTTTTCTTAGCATCATCCACCCCTTTTTTCAACTCTTTGCTTTCAAGCGAAAGGGTAACTCTTAACTTATTTACATCCTGTAGTCCCATACTACTTTCCTTTACCCTTTCGGTTCTTTTTCATAGCCTTCATTGTCCGCAAAAAGTCTCGCACTTTGGCTTCTACATGTTTGGGATTTACTTCTTCGTCCTGATCTGTCCATTTTCCTATAATGTTGTAAACACGTTTGAGAGATAAATTACTTTTCTTGTCTGCGAACATGTTATGAAGAAACCATGCAAGCCTAGAAAAAAGAATGTCCAACCTTATTCCTAAAGGAGGATCTAATCTTGATACTTCTTGGTACTCAGAAAGTTCTTTGGACGTTATCATGGTACTGAGCAGACGGATAGGAATTCCATATTCCCGACTCATCTGCCACAGTACCAATCTACGTCCGGTTAAACGTTTCCCTGTTCACCTTGCATCAGACCGTTTGTCTGTGCCGCAAAACTGTAAAGTTTCCGAAAAACAGTAAAAGGAACCTTACTCAGTTCATCGGCAGTTTCACATACAAGATTCCCGTCAGTATCACACAGGGTACGGGCAACCAGTTCTCTCTGAAGCCCAGTAAGATCCTTAACCATACCATCCTTATCCATACGTTTAGTAAGAAGAGACTGATATTTTTCCATCTCGAACTCCGGCAAGTCAATAAAACTTACATCTACGTCAAGTTCATCGAGACGGTAGGTTTTGATACTCGGCTTACTCAGTTGGGTCAGCATATCTTTGGTTAGATGTTTAGCTGTCATTGGTTTCTCCTATTATGTTCTTATTCCTGTCCGAGCTTGATGGTCACTTCAAAAGTGATCAGATCACCAAGCGAACCGGACACAACCTTGCTCGTAACGATACCATTAGCAGACACATCAGCGGCAGAGCCGGGACAACCAAGCACTACTGCCCCGGTTGCACCTTCAGCGGGTGCGCTACCAAGGAGCGTTACGGTCAATTCACCAGGATCTTTGAATCCTACACTAAAACGACGAGCACTATCTGATTGACATGTTACGTCTACTGCATCAGCAGAAGCAGTATATGAAAAGTCACGCAGACAACCATACGAAGTTCCAGCGAAAGAAAACGTACAACTTTTCGCAATATCTGTACTGGCCATTGGATTTCTCCTTTACTTCTTGTTCTTTCTAGTTATACGGGATTGTCTCATTATTTGAAAATCGACTGACAACCTGTATCGGTTACGGTCATCCTGTACGATTGGAATTACGTTACCTAATTTTTCGATTTTAATATATCGCATTGGATCAGAATTACAACCGAACACTGAAGAGTCAAATTCATCATGGTCATCCAAACAATCTATCACCATCTGAATCCTCTTATATGCTTCTGTATAATCTGTTCCACGAACAAGACATTGAACTGTCGGTTGCTGTATAGGTGGCCAGTTTCCGTTCTGTACACGCTCATCTTCTAAGCCACCGTATTCTCTTAAAACAATGGCATTATCCGGCTCATCCGGCATTTCAATAGTGAAAATCTGCCATCCGTCCGAACCATCAAAAAGACCCTGTTCTTCAGCAAGGAGAAGGTTTACTAAATCATCATGGCTTGGATTAAACATAGCTTACCTTCTTTTTTAATGCTTTTGCTATCAACAACGTCATAAGTTTTACTGTTTTGTTCAAATTTCTTTGTACCCCTATAGAAAAGAACTTTGACATACCATGAGGATGTGTTTCATGTACTACATCTGCATAGTAAACACCATAACCAGCTTCCACCACTTTCTTATGAGGGGTGTCTTTTACTGTTGTAGAAGCCAGTTTCATTCTTCTTGCATAGCCTTTCTTCAAAAGCTGGACGTAATTTTCAATACGTTTATCCGGATCATTAAGAAATGCTGGCACACTCACCGACTTACCTTTCCAGTGCACATAAGCAGACTTTTTAAGATTGCCCGTTTTTACAGGGGTAAGCGGCTTTGCATCAGATACCATCATCAATGCACCGCCCTTGAGACCACGATATGCGGCTTCTGTTACCTCACTCATCTGCTTTTCAAGGTTACGGATAAACTCTTTATCACCTTTTAGGTCAGCTTTAATCATAAAACAGCCGTATATAATGTTTCTCTGTTTCTTAGGTTTGGTAACTTATCAAATGCTCTGATCACACCTGCATTTGATACTTTTTGCGGATCAGCTTTTTGTGCTGTAGTCAAATCATCCAGTTCACCCAGATAAAGCCATCCATCAATTTCTACAACTCTGTCAGTATACACAATGGATTTACTGGTTATTTCACGTCCCATATCGTCAACAAAAAGTTTTCGTACATCCTCCCACCTGCAATCAATTTCTACAGGAGTGCCGAATGTACGGGAACCTCTACGGTTATCAGACGGTTTCGCCCAATATACCGCTGTCTGTTTTCTCATTCTAGTGATAATACCCATTAGTCATCCGTGGTTAATGTGTCATAATCCATGTTAATTGAACTGAATGATATGGTGACTTTGCCCTTGGAATTGTTCAATT